CATTCATCTAATGGGGTAGGCATAACTTGTGAACTTATGATTGCACAGCTTTGCTTTATTGTAGGCTGCAAAGCCGTGATTGGAGTCACAAAGAAACTGTATATCTCTCCTAAATGGCACCTGCTGATTATTGTTTTCGGAGAGTTTGCAATGTTGCAGCAGAGCATGTAAATGTTTCTTAACCTCTCTATGTCTTCAATCTCAAAGTCATAATCACTGTTATCACCGTCAAACCTGTAAGCGATCCCATAGTCATCTGATGAACAGATCATTGTGATTGTTACATCCTCTTTGTAGCAATCATTAATAAGCATCGTGAAATATGCTTGGACACAGCAATGAAGCAATGACGACTGCTTATGACATATTCCTTGGATCATGTGTGAGTCAGTTTCAAAATAGCATTTTCCTATAGCTAATTGATCTATGATCACATCAGCCATCTCCTTTGGTATATTGTAGCCTTCGACCAAGTCACTCTTCTTTAAGAATTTCCCAGTTCTGTCTATAATCTCAAACTTCTCACCTGTATTCACCCATTTTAAACCATTGTTTATTAGGCTGTTCTCACACCTTGTAGCTATCATATCGCTGATATAGATCTTCTTATGCATTGCTTTGAGGCATAAGTTAGTAAACATCATGTCCAATGTCTTGTCTTTCCTCATTAGTGGTGATAAGCAGGTGAGGAACGCAGTGTTTTGATGCTTAGGTCCCCAGCTACTGTTGTCTCCATTTACACAGTAGCTGTTGTATTTCTGACTTGCTTCCATCTCTCTATAATATTTGACCACCTTATCTAAGAAGGCTTTCTTTCTATGTATGTTGTTCATCATATCATTGGGCATCATGGTAAGAATCTCACTGGAGCACCTCTCCACATAATACTGCAAAGGTCTTATGTCTATACTAAGTATTCCTAAGTCTCTTATTGGTCCAAACTGTTGTTTTCCTGCCAGTCCCGCTTGCATGTGTATTTTCTGATCCTCAACAATCAGCTTGCATAGTTCCATCAAGCTTGATATTCCTTTGTTTTGACATATATCTAATACGGCATTTATTGCTTTGTCGGATCTCACTGAAACTATTCTCTGATCTCTAGTGGTCTTTTTTTTGTGATTCTCAAAAAAGGATACATTCGAATGAGTTGCAATGTCCATAGTTCTAACAAAATCACCGTAGGTTATTTCTTGATCGGTTGTGAC